TGCCCTGAAGTATCGATTTAATAATAGTGGTACTTGGTCTAATTGGTTTAATTTATTGACTGCACAAAATACTACAACTGATGGAAATGGTTTTATTAAAGCCGCTTCACCAGTCGTTAAGCTTTTCCAAAGTCATATTGAGCTAAATAACGATGCTGCCAAGCAACCGATCACTTTTGACAAATTAGGCACTGGTGACTATCTGATTAAGGGCTCTTTAGGCTTTGCACAGGAAGGTTGGTATATCGAAGTACCTAAGGATGCCAACGGTAATACGGTAGTAGCAGTTGAATATTCAACCTTAGAAAATGGTGATCTTTCTATTAAAACTTATAAACGTAAGTTTGATGTGGAAAAGGCAGCCATTGTAGCTGATCTCGAAAATCCACTTGATATTCCAGAAGGCCGCTGGATTGATATCCGTCTGCATGAAGAACCTGAACCAGAGCCTGAAGAGCCGTTGAGTGAAACACCAGTGGATTTCCAGCCGACTAACTTATCTCAGGCAGTTGCTGCAGCCATGAATGGCGTGGAACCGCCAGAAATCTCAGAAACAGACGAAACACTTTAATAACCCGCTTAAACAGCGGGTTTTTTATTGCCTAAATTTTGGAGAACCATAAATGAGTTCAGGCGCAAAAATTCGATTATATGCTTGTGAGGAAGCAGTTTTAGGAACAACTCCTGCAAATCCAGTCTGGTACACCGTTCGCCGTGTTACTGATAGTTTGACTGAAAATGTTACTACTGAAGATAGCAGTGAAGTAGTTGATTCACGTTTTCGCCAAGGCGCTGTTGTAACGGAAGCCGAAGTAACTGGTCAACTAGAGTTTGAATTATCACTAGGTACCTTTGACTTATTCTTAAATGTTCTCGCTTTCAATAACTGGGCTGCAAATGCTTTAAGTTTTGGTGGTGGAGTACGTAAGTCTCTTACCTTGGTAAAAGTCTTTGAAGATATTGGTCAAGTCTTTATTTATCGTGGTATTCAAGTGAATACAGGTGAAATGACGATCCAGACCACAGGCAAAATCACTGGTAACTTTGGTTTAGTAGGTAGCTCATTTACGCGACAGCAGGTTAATCCTGTTACAAATCCTATTCCAGCATCGACTCGCCCTCTGGTGAGTATGCCAAATGTTGAAAAGCTACTTATTAATGGTCAATCAATTCAGGGTAAAGCTTGTCTGCAGACACTTACCATCAACTTTAGTAATAATCTGGAAGCGATCCGTTGTATCGGTTCTGGTAAGTACACGCCTGAGTTTTACTTAGAGAAAATGATGGATATTGGCGTAAATGCTAATTTCATGTTTTCAGCAACATCTGCTTCTTGGATTGATGCTATTAAAACCCGTGATGTATTTACATTGACCTTCGATATTACAGATACCAAAGGCAGTAAGTACTCGTTTAACTTCCCGCAACTTGAAGTTAAGGAAGCAAATCACCCTGATGGTGGTGGCGATGACATTATTACAATAGATATCAATTTTGCCCAAGTGCGTACCAGTCCAACGATTGTACGTGCTCTTGTGTAATCAACTTATTCAGTAACAAAGCCTATGGAAACCCATGGGCTTTTTTATTTCTAAAAATTAGAGGTTGTTATGGCTTTAAAAGTCGGAATTATTAAAAGCTCAGACGTATCAAAATGGTGTGAATACAAGGGTGCTGATGGCGATGTACAGGCTGAGTTCAAAGTCCGTGGTATCGCTTATAAGCCTTTTCAGGTAGCTATTGAACGGGCAGGAAACCAGATCTCGTCTAAAGGCTATGATGTGATGGTCAAAGATGAAGATGCCAAGCTTTACCACGAGCTTTTAATGGATGCATGCGCGGCCCACTTAATCGAAGACTGGAAAGGTGTGGTATTTGCCGAAATCGTAGACGGTAAAACTGTTGAGTCCGAAAAGCCATATACACCTGAGAATGCCTCAAAGCTTCTTAATCTTGGTGATATTGGTATTTCAATCTGGCTATTCATTAAAGAACAGGCCCAGAAGATTCAGGAAGACGCAGACAAGGACAAGGCTTTAATTCTGGGAAAGTCATGGAGCTCTACAAATACCAAAAAACGTATGCGTCGAAAACGCCGCACGAAATCGAGCAAATCAAGTTCTTAGGCGGCCGTATTCCGGATCCGCCAGAATATTCGTATGCGGCTGATTCAATTCTTTCGGCATTTAGCACTATATGTCGATCCAGACGTTATGAGCAAAGCATACCGTTATCTTTAGATCAGCAGGCTATCAATGTCTATGCTGAGCATAATGATTTGCCAGTGGCTGCTCATATTTTTAATGACTGTATTTTTGCGTTGGATAATTTGTTTTTGGAGGAGTGCCATAAGAAGATATCAACCAAAAGCAAAGGTAAGTGACCAAATTAGGTATTGCCAGGGACTGAAAAGCCTAATTTGGTCAAAACGTCAAACAATTAAGCAGTTGCTCTTAAACGCGACTCAAAATAACGCAGTCGATGTTACAAAATACTTGATCTGGATTGACAGAAAATTACCTTTAAGGTGTTGCGCGTGATTATCAAATGATGAATAATCACCTTACCGTCAATATTTGACGGTTCAGCATTCTTTTACTCTTTCCAAGAACCTTGGTGTTTGCTTGTATGTGTTTAACATTAACTGAAGCTAAACAAAAACTTAGAGCATTTGCTAGAGATACTAGCAAAATCAAGTTAACTGCACATGCAAAAGAAAGAATGAAAGAACGCTGTATCTCTATGAAGCAAATTATTTGCTGTTTTGAGCATGGAGATATTACTGAGGGGCCGTACCCAAATACTCGTGGTGATTGCCAGTTAAATGTTTCTGTTCGCACTGCAGGCGAATACATAACAACAGCTGTTGCAATCAAGCAGAGCGAGAACGGTGAATTCTCAGTAGTAGTCACTACATTTAGAGAGTAGGCTAAATTATGTATCACTATGAAGAATGCGGTCTGAGCAATATTTGGCTGCGCAATGGATTTACAATTGAAAATGATGAAGACTATGGTGAACTCGTATCTATTGAATCTGTTCATGAGCTTCATAATGCCATTGGGTTGTTCTTAATTACGCAAAAGCCTGACTTGAATGGTGAGGAAATTCGTTTTTTACGTAAAGAACTAAACTTGTCACAGAAGAATCTTGCTGGGCTTTTAGGAGTCAGTGAGACTAGTATTAGACATTGGGAAGCTGATCGCGGTTTAATTGGTAAACCTACTGAGCTATTACTTCGTGCATTATATAAAGAGCATGTTCAAGGTGATGGCAAACTAAGAAGTATGATTGAGTCATTAAATCATCAGGAACGAACTTTAGTACCAAGTGAAATTAGTTTTTCATATGGAAATAACCATTCATGGCATCAAACCAATTGTGAAATAGCTTAGTTAGTTTTATTTGATAGAAACCACCTTCGGGTGGTTTTGCTTTATGTGACATTTAGTAACCAATTTGTTAAAGTTAGTACACTTTATAACAAACGGTAAAAAACCATGAAACAAGTCATTTTAAGTCTTTTATTAGTTTTAAGCTCATTAAGTGTTGCGGAAGCAGGTAGAGGCAGACAACCGTGCTCTGGTAAGAAAGGTGGGGTAAGTCATTGCAATGGTAGTAAGTTTGTTTGTAATGATGGTTCCATCAGTGCTTCTAAAAAGATCTGCTCTAGATAGGTGATGTGATGGGATTGAATTTTAGAAAAAGTATAAAAATTGCTCCTGGAATCCGTGTCAATGTTAGTAAAAAAGGGCTATCAAGTGTTTCTGTGGGGGGGGAAAGGTGCACGTGTAAATGTAAGTAAGAAGGGTACTCGCACAACAGTAGGTATTCCAGGTACTGGCTTATCTTATTCTAAGTTCTCTAGTTATACTAAGAAAACAACACCTAGAAGAGAACCTGATTTTAATAATCCAGATAATGTATGGGGTTACCCTAAATCTGAATGGATAATCTGTGGAGTTATTCTATTTATAGCTTTAATAATTTTTATTTGGATTATTAGCTGATTTTTAAATTTTGATATTTGATAGGTTTATATATGAAAAAGATTGTTTTATTAAGTTTGGTTTTTGGGATGGCCGGTTGTGCGACAACAGCTAATTTTTTTGATATTCATCCAACACCTGTTAGTAATTCAGGTTATTGGACTGGTCAATTTGATCGGTTGGTTGGGACTTTAATACTAGAAAGTGATGGGACGGGTGTAATTTGCCAAGACCACCTAGGTACAGCTAGGGTAATGTCTGTAAAATTATTAAATGATAGACTCTATTCTCAGGATGGGACTTACTGGAAAATAAGTAATTTCACTCCAACATCTCTTGAGCTTAATTATGCGCTTGGAGGAGGATATAAAATGATAAGGGACAATGGGCTTAAATTCGCTTCACCAGCATGCAAAGATAAGCTAAACACAAAGTAATAGTTGTTCGAGAGAATTAACTTGACTAAACAGAATATTAAATGTGATTGGCTGAATAGATATGATATTGGATGACTATCTGGGGCATGCCGCTAATAGCAAGAAACTCGCACAGATTGCTATTAAAGAAAGGCGTTTTGACGATGCATGGAAACATTTAAACCATCAAAAAGATTACTATTTAAAGCATGCTAGTAGGATGGGTTTTTCTAAAACAGAAACACTGGTTATAGACTCCTCACCACATGAAGATATGGCAAATGTCTTAAGACTAGAGGGCAAGCATAAGAATGCTTTAAGCAGTATATCTTACACTTATAAGGCGGCTTATACAGCTAATCGACCAATTATTACATTAGAGAAAAAATTAGAGGCTTATTACAATCGAGCCTATAAAAAACAGCCGTTTAAAAAATTTTTATCGTTACTTAAGGCTCTACCCAACAGTGACTATATTTCTGTTCGAGATTTAGTTGAAATTTACTTCCCTTTATCTCCCAATGATGATGAGGTGGCTCCAAAAGAGAGGAATTTGAGTGAACAGGAAATTAAAAAGGTAAATGATAACTTTTTGAAGCAAAGATCTACCGCTCGCAGTAAAGAGCATATAGGTATTCCACCACCACTGAGCAATAAGCCGGTTAAGGCAGTCAAACCAAGCTACCCTGAACCCAAATACCCAACGAAAGTTATTGAACCGCAAAATGATAATAATTTGATTCTTGGCTATCCAGCATCTGAATGGATAATAGGATTAATGGTGGGTGTAGCATTGTTGATCGGGTTGATTTGGTTGCTATCGTAATTAAAAAAGCACCCTAGGGTGCTTTTTTTTCATCATCATCTTGATCTAGGCTTTGTCCTAAAGCATCAAAAACAGCTTTAGCAGCTATTTGGGCTAGGCGTTTACGCTCCTCAGCATCTCCAATAACCAGATGTGAGGTATCTTTATCAAAAGAAAGGAATGGTTTTGATGCTGACTCAGACCGAAAACTGTGTTCTAAACGAGCAATAATCTCTTGATTCATCGAACGAGTATTTTTCTTAGCTTCGTCAGCGATTTTGTCTCTCAGTTCTTCTGACCAGCGTAGATTGTACTGGACTGTGAGATGACCACCATTTTTACTCATGGAAATAAACCATATACCGCAAATTTAACATAGATATTAATTCTATTATTCGGGTATTGACAATACTACCCGATTAATTCTATATTTAATCATACCCGATTGATAGGAGTATAAAATGGGAGTGTTATCGAAACCACAACGCAAGATGCAGTTTAACTTGCGAATTGAACACGAGCTTCATGAATGGTTAAAGAAAGTAGCAGAGGAAAATGAAAGACCGGTTAATTATGTAATTAATCAAGCGATTAAGAATATGCGTAAAGAAATTGAAGGTGCGAAAGCATGAAATCAATAGACAACAAAAAAGCCCGTGATCTTGGCGGACAGGGCTTGATTGAAGTCGCAATCTACAGGAAAGACAACATGTCTAATTTAACACAAAACTTTTTAAATCCAAATAATAAGCCATTAGTTATTGGTGATTTTACCATTCGCCAAGATGAAGAAGGCCGTTTTATGTTGGGTGACCTTCATAAAGCAAGTGGTGGTGAAAAGAAACACCAGCCATCTAACTTTTTAAGAACTGAGCAAATTAAAGAGTTAATAAATGAAATTGACCACTCTGCAAATTTGCAGAGTTCAGATAATGACCACTCCTCAAATATGAGGAGTGCTGTAAAAGTAGTCAATGGTGGTGACAACAGAGGAACATATGTAGTTAAGGAAATTGTTTACGCATATGCAATGTGGATTAGTCCCAAATTCCACTTGATGGTTATCCGAGCTTACGATTCACTTGTGATGGAGTGGTTGCTTAATGGAAAACAAACTATCTCACCAGAACAAGCTGGCATTCTTTATAACATTGTTCATACAAGAGCAAAAGGTAATAAAAATTTGATTGTGCAAATGTGGAGTCGTTTAAAAAACCACTTTAAATACTCAGCAAGTTACCGAGAATTACGAGCTATTCACTTTGAGGATGCTAAGCATTATTTAGAAGTTATGGATTTAAGGGCAAAGCCAGAGGAAAAGAAACCTCAAGATCCTTTATTTGATAAAGACGCCTATGAGCTGGTTCGCAAACTTACTGAAGCAGTCATCATAGAAAATGATGAAATCGTTCCAGTTCTGCTGGCTGTAAAAATGCTTGATGTGAAGAAGTTCGCGTATTACTCACACTTAGTAGTGAAAGCGAATGAAGCAGCACGAGATATTGCTAGATTGTTGGATTTCAGGAACCTACAAAATGAGCCGTTGATCGATGCAGACTGTTCGGTGATAGCCATGTCTAATGGACAAAGATTTCTAGCACGACCGAACTGGTTTAACTGCCCAGCTTAGTAATTATTTTTAAACAGAACCCACTCATTTGAGTGGGTTTTTTAATACCCAAAACAAAACCCCAGTAGCGCTAACTACTGGGGTTTTTCATTCCACCCACCGACGAAAGTAAGAGGAAAGTAAATCTATATGGAGCATTTTAAACCAATAGTGGAGCTTATGAAAGTGTCTATTGAAAAGTATGGCTTATGGCAGACAATTATTGCCTTTTTAATTTTGTTTTCCATACCAATTCTAATCTGGAAATTACCTGAAATCATTGCAGCGATTAAAGCCTAAAACCGACCTATCAATGGTCGGTTTTTTATTACCGAAATTTTGGAAGCAAATATGACGGATAAATCCAAATGGTTTGTTTTTAAGAAAAATGATCAAGTTTTTGGATGTTTCAGGATTAAGCCTTTTTCTGATCCTGAATTTGGTGAGGCCTATAAAATGCTTTGTACCAAAAAAAGTATTTTTAGAATGAGTGCCATGCTATCAGCCCAAGAGTTTGCCAAAATTATCGCAACTCATCTTATACAGGATTGGGAAAATATTGAACTTTCAAAAACAGGAATAGCTGGTGAAAAAGAAACGCGTTATTCGCCAAAATCAGCTTATCAATTATTAATGTATGGAGATCTAGGGGCTGAGATAACTTCATGGATCTTGGAAAAGTCAAAAAGTATTGCCTAGTTAAGTCTCGATTTATTGCCGCCGTTTATGGCGGTTTTTTATTACCTAGAGGAAAGTCAAATGGCTCAAGAAGCTCGCTTAGTAATTGTTATTGATTCGGAACGTGCGAAACGCACTGCACAAGACTTATCAGTTGAATTGGATAGCATCACCAAAAAAGGGGATTTCGCCTCGAAATCTATGGACCGGATGTCTGTAGCAACTCGTGCACTAGCAGGGTATATGGCTGGTTTATTAACAGTAGGTTCAGCCATTTCAAAGATGGATACATATACTGGACTACAAAACCGCCTTAAGTTGGTCACTAATAATCAAGTTGAACTAAATAAAGCTACGGAAGACACTTTCCGAATTGCTCAAAAAACCTATTCAGCATGGGATTCTGTTCTACAGGTCTACCAGCGTTTTAGTGATAATGCCAAAACTTTAAACCTCACAATGGATGACACAGCACGTTTAACTGAAACAGTTTCTAAAGCTGTAGCAATTAGTGGTGCAAGTGCAGAAGCTGCTGATGCAGCTTTAGTTCAATTCGGACAAGCGTTAGCAAGCGGCACATTACGTGGTGAAGAGCTTAATTCTGTAATGGAGCAAACACCAGCTTTAGCAAAAGCTATTGCTAAAGGTATGGGTATTACTGTAGGTGAATTACGTTCAGTAGCTGCTGAAGGAAAAATCACTTCACAGGAAATCGTTAAAGCACTTAAAAATGTCCAAGATGAAGTTGATGCTCTTTTTGCTAAAACTGATATAACAATCGGGCAGTCTCTCACACTCCTAAACAATGAAATTACTAAATTTGTAGGAGAGGCTGGTAAAGGAAGTGGAGCAGCACAGGCTTTATCAGGATCGATTCAGTTACTAGCAAATAATTTGAATTTAATTGCAGACAGTGCATTTGCCATAGGTATTGGCTTAATGACAAAAGCCGTTTTAACAAAAACGGTTGCTGTACAAGCGAGTATTGCTGCGTCAACCAAACAAGTGTTTGCCACAATTGCTGAACGTAATGCAAATATTGCAGCAGCAAAAGCTGAAGTGGAATCTGCGCTTGCCGAAGCACAAAGTACGCAGGTGACACTAACGAACATCAAAGCTACTCATGCTCAGATCATGGCAGAAATAGAACTCGAAAAAGTTCGTTTAAAAGCCCAAATCACTGAACAAGGTCGCACGGCTACCATCACACGAATGGCTCAGCTAGGACGATTACAAGCTCAAGTTGCGTTAGAGGTTGCTGCTGCGGAAACAGCACAGTCTGCAGCTTCATCTAGATTATCAGCAGCCTTAACAGCGCAATCTGTTGCTACTAGCCGTTTAGCTTTAGCAAAGTCAGCGCTTATGGCGATTTTTAGCCCAATGGGTTTAGCAATTGCAGCAACAGCCGCATCTTTCTATTTACTAAGCAGCAGTTCGGATGAAGTCAAAGAGTCTCTTGCAACACAATCTGACTCGGTTAGTGATTTAACAGATAAGTACATAAAGTTAAATACTGTGCAAGCATTAACAGAGGGTGTGCGGTTACGCAAAGAGATTGAGCAGCAAAATGATGCAATTGATGATGCTAGTGGAGCTATCAAACGTTTTGCTTATATCCAAAAGGAATTATTTAAATTATCTGGCAGTGATTATGAAGATTATCAAAATGCCATTAAGTCTATTGCTACAGGTGCAAGCGATGCAGGTGATCTCTTAAAAAAGATGATTTCATCTGGTCGTTTTAGTCAGAATCAAATTGATAAACTCATTGAGTTCTCTAGTGCAGTAGCAGAATCAAAAAATAAGATTGAGCAAGGTAATACTGCTCTAAAACTCTTAAATGCTACTTCTAGACAACATGTTGAGGTAACGGCCGAATCAATTAAGCAATTAACAATTCAAACAAACTTAACAAAAGTCGCTACTCAAAATTTCACTGACATGAAAACACAAATGCTTGATTCATTACGAGCACAAGTGGAATTCATTCGGTTAAATGGTGGTAGCGAAGAACAAGTTAAATCGTTGAATAAGGTAATTCAGGCATATTCTTTAAATCAAATTTCAGCAACTGATGCTGTGAGTAAGTTCAATAGTACAGCCAAAATTCCTGCTGAAAATATCAAGGGGTTACAGGATCATGCTACTAAAACGGATCAGTCTAAAATTGCGTTGAATCAGGCTAATGCAGAGCTAAAGAAACAGAATGACTTGCGTAATGAGTATCTAAAGCAACATCAAACTGTACTTGCTGCTCAACAAGGAGAAACAAATGAATTAAACAACCAAGTCGCTGCTCAAGAAAAGTTAAATAAGTTACGAGACAACGCCAACAAAGATATTCTGAAAAATGATTTTCTTATAAAAAACACTAAGGCATTTGGTGGTGGCGAAAAGGGTCTTGATAAGGCGCGTGCGGCATCAGAGTTTTATACCGACAATAAAATTCCGATGACTAGAAGTTTAACTAGTCAGGAAGCTGCAATTTTTGAGGCTTGGTATAAGAAGCAGAAGGAAGCCAAGGACTTACAAGAAAGTATTACCGAATCTAGCAGAAAGCAAACCAAGGAAAGTGAGAAAAAACTTAAAATCACACAAGCTGAATTGGAAGTAGCCAAGCGATCTGCTGCTTTAATTGAATCGAGTGGTTTAGGTAAATATGCTGAAAGCAAAGGGATACCATCAAGTGTAATTGCAGGCTTATTGGCTCAAGAATCTCAAGGTATTCGAGAAGCTAAGAGTCATACTGGTGCAATAGGATATTTTCAAACAACCAGTGGTTATCGTAAACAGAACAATATGTCTGTTGCTGATAGTTATGACTTGGAAAAGTCGGGCAAAATTGTAATTGATAATATCGCCAAGGTTTATGAAAAAACAGGTGACTTGGCTCAGGCAATACTTTCCCATAATGCAGGTGAGGGTGGAGCAAGACAGTTTACTAAAACTGGCAAGGTTAAAGGCAGTGCAGAGCGAAATAAGGAGGTTTCGCAGTATGTAGCTAAGGTTTCAAGGTATTCCGATATCATTGCTGGTGGTGTTGGCAAAGGCGGTTTATCCGATGGTGATAGCGATAGAGCCTATGGAAAGCAAATCAAGGCACGTTTAGAGTTAGTTAAGCAAGGTCTAAACCTTCAAGAGCAATATGAGGAGGAGCAAGCGAAGCGAACCAAGGCTCGTAACGAAGAAATTAACCTTGCGCAACAAACGGGTCAAACAGCCTTAATTCCTAAAATCAAAGAGCGATATAAAGCTCAAGATGAACTCGCCAAACTTCAGCAAGATTTTGAAGTGAATGGTTATAAGTGGACTGAGAAGCAAAAGCTTGAGTACACATATGAAACCAATTCTTTGCGATTAGTTGCTGAGGGTAAACTCTCTGAAGATCAAAGAAAGGTTGCTTTAGGTGGCCTGGAATTGCAAAAACAGCAAGAGTTAGGATTACTAAAACTTGCTCAAGAGCAACGTTTGTTTCAGGCTGAGCAATTCATGCTGGGAGAAATGGAGCGTATCAAAAAACGTTATGCTCTTGAGTATGATGAAATATCAAAAATCACTGATCTTGAAGAGCGTAGAAGGAAGATGAGTGCATTTCAGGCTGATTTTATTCGTAATGGTGTGGGGAATCCAACAATTGATCAGTATGATACCTCTAGTCAGTTTCTTAAATCGACAAACTACACCAAGCCCAAGCAAACCAATATGCAAGTATTGGATGAAGATTACGCTCAAACTTATCAAAAGTTGAAAGATAATCTTGCAGCTGTTTTGGAGTCTGAAAAAGCTAGTTATCAGGAACGATTGGAGGCGGAGCGCGTATTCAAAGAAGCAAGACAGCAAATGGATAATGAGTACCACCTGAAGGCGATTGATGCAAGAAAAGCAGATCACGACAGTCAATTGCAATTATACAGTCAGATGATTTCATCTGCTTCAAGCACATGGGGAGGTTTAACTCAAATTGTTAAGGATGCGCGTGGTGAAAATTCACGCTCTTTCAAGGCAATGTTTATAGCTCAACAATCCTTTGCTATTGCTTCTGCGATTATCTCTGCTCATTTGGCAGCTACACAAGTAGCTGCTGATGCAACGATCCCATTTTTTGGGGCAAAAATTGCGGCTTCAACCGCCATGCTTGCTATGGGATATGCAAATGCTGGTTTGATTGCTGGGCAAACAATAGCTGGATTCTCAGATGGTGGTTTTACCGGATCTGGTGGGAAATATCAGCCTGCTGGTATTGTCCATAAAGGCGAGATTGTATGGTCCCAAGAAGACATTAAAAGATGGGGGGGAGTTGGTTTAGTTGAGAAAATGCGTAAGAGTGCAAACCCTGAAGCTTTTCTCAATAACAATGCCTCGGCTGATAGTGTCATGCGCCGTGCAATGATGAGCTCTAATGCCTTTATAGAAAGCCAAAAGCAATCTGATATCTTTAATCAACCGGTTCAAGATACTCAGATTATTTATAAGGGTAATAGAAGCGTACCTATCACTTCTTCTTCGGCCAGTTCTGATCTATTCCACGATGGCAAGGTCTACTTCTCATCAAATGGTTTTGTTCAGGATCGATCAAATCTTGAGGATGTTCAAGATTTCACGATGGGTCAAGCTGCTCGACCTCAAGCTGAGATTATGCCTTCAATAGAGCCTGCTTCACCGACAATCAATTTCAAAATTGAAGTGATTAATCAGGTGAGTGGAGCAACAGTTGAAGCTGAACAATTAGACGAGCAAACAGTCCGGATCATTGTTAAAGATGAACTGGATAAGCAGCTTCCAAGAACGGTACCGAAGCTTGTAAGTGATCAAATTGGTAATCCAAACTCAACTATTAGTCGATCTTTGACTGAGAATACCACTGTAAGGCGTAACCGTTAACTATGTGAGGCCGCCGAACGGGGGGGCATTTCACTACCTATACGCTGTATTCGACTTGCTTTCTAACGATATGTACAAAGTGTTTCTGACTTTCGATACACTTTGTTTCATATATTTAAGATATTTAAACGTTTATCAAGACGACGTTATTTGGCGTGTAGTTTTTCTAAAGTAATAGAATTAGACAGATTATGAAAGTTTCTGGCTTGACTACTTATCGGAACTACGATATTGACTTCGGTAGTAATTTCAACGTAATATTCGCGCTAAGAGACCTTCTTATTAATTAGTAAGAAGGTGTTTTCGTCTCTGGAGTGTATAGCCTTGGGAAAATTAAATCTAGTGTTAACTATAAAGATTATAGTCTCCTCAAATATGTGTATTCATCCGTAATAATTGCATATATTTGTTCAATAGACTTGTATAACAAACCTTGATTAATTCTATATAAATCATATTAGGCATACCATGACTGAATTTAAATGGCAAATTGATAGTATCCGTACTGTATTATTCTTTAACGGAGAAATTAATTTTAAGAAAAAAGAATGGTCGAAAAATATAACTGGGCTTGAAATTTCTAATGAAATGACCCAATCGGAAGAAAATGGACGTTTGATTCAATATGTTGAAATTACTAATCTTGATAGTAATAAGCAATTTAATTTGGTTTATTTAAAAGATCAAAGCTTAATTGATTTACAATTAGTATTTGAAAGAGATGAAAATTTTTATACTTTCAATGAAATAATCAAAGAGGTAGATTTTTTTTACGAAAAAATTAGCGTATTTTTTGATCAGCTCAATGAAAAGATTATTCGTATTGGTAATGTTGTTGAGCTTAGTATACCTGTTGATAATGAAAAAATAGGTTGTGATTTGTTAAGAAGTAATGTTTCTTATTTAAATAACATGCAGGAGGATTTAGAAGAAATTAGTTATAGAACTAATAAATCATATTTTATTGACAATATTAAAATTAATCAGGTTGTTCAGTATTCTAATGGTCAGAAAATGTCATTGGTGATTGATCCTAATATAGGAATTCCCAAGGCTAAAGTGCAAAAAAATATTCTAATGAATATAGATGTTAATACAGATGCTTCTCATAGATCTGAATTAGATTTCTTAAAATTCATTCCATTATTACAAGATTCAGTAAAAAAATTAATAAGAAATGGAGGTACTTATGTTAGTTGATACCTATTCAAGCTCATTAAGTTTACCTTCTTTTTCGAGTAATACACTAAATTCTATAAATCGTAGTACAACTGTAGTTTCTAATTATAATGGAGTTGCTAATCGCGTAAATAAAAGCGTTGAAAATTTCATTGATCATACTGAATCAATGCGTGTTTTTTTTAAAAGCTTTCTAAATAATCAATCAGATTTTCTTGCGTTTTTTTTATGCTTATGTGTCATTGGTTCTTTTCAATCATATGATCTTAGACTTGATAGTAAAGATAATATTATTTCACCTGAGATATTTAAAGATTCTAAAAATAGTTTTTGGTGGGATAAAAAACATTATTTTGAAATATATAAATTAGAAGCAACTAATAGAGGAAGAGAGGCTTCTGCATATATGACAGTATTAATGCATCAAGCTGTACAAGTTGAAGACCTTAAGTTTTTAAATAATTTTTTTCAAGAGTTAAATAAAAGTAGTTTAACTTCATGGTCTCTCATAGCTTTATTACGCTCAACAAATGTTTATAAAAATCAAATTTCATTGTGGAAAGAAATGTATTTATATACTCAGAACGTTGTTATAAATGAGGGATTAAACCCAAAACGTGAGATGTATGGCTTAGATCGCGGTTTAAATATATAAATTTTAGTTGTGAGTAAGCTTTTATAATGAATGCAAAATTTCAACTCATTAAAGACATTAATTATAAACCCAAAGACTCACAACTTGGAGTCATAATTAAAAAGGTAACATCAGAACAAAATCATACTGGTTTTGTATTTATTGAAGATAATAAATTAGTACTAGCTCATTTTGGCTGGCATGAAACCTATTTTTTTCAAAGACGTAATGACTCTGACGGTTATGCTATGTACTGGTTTGATTTAGAAAAAATTCCAGAAAGAACTCTTGTACATATAATTAATGAACTTGAACAAATTTCTCATAATAAAGATTTGAATAATAATGAAGTTTTCTATTTTCCTGCTCCTTATGGAATCGTAAATTTTGGTGGATCTAGGATCTCAGGAGGTGATTTTCTAAGTACCCCTAATACGGTAGGTGATAGCCTTACATGTTCAGTTTTTGTTAATTGTATATTTGAACAATCCGGTTTTCCAATCCTAGATTTAGATACCTGGAAAACAACAGAGCAGGACATTGAATGGCAAACTAGTATTCTTGATAAATTAATTGGAAAATTGAGTCCAGAGTTTATGCGGATACAGCGTGAAAATGTAGGTAAAGTTCCGCGGTTACGTCCAGAACAAATGGTTGGAGCATGTTGTGTTTTTGATTATGAGCTAGTTGATTTTGATACAGCAGATAGTGCAGCAATAATTGTTTTAGAGCAATTAGAAGCGCTAGGTTGTTAATAAATAAATTTAATTTTAAGTGATGTTTTTGTATTTATATTCAAAAGTAATATCTATTAATTTCTAAAAATTAATCAAGTTAACTTTAATAAAAGAACCCGCGAAAGCGGGTTTTTTTATTACCTGAAGGAAAGTTATGTACAAGTTAAAGCTAAATCCTCAGACCAGCGGCTATGGCGTAACACCGGGTGATGATGTGAAACGTCAGCAGATGGACGGCGGTCGTGGTCGCTATTACATCGATGTAAAACGTAATAGCCACATTGTTGATGTGAACTGGAATTTAAGTAAAACCGATTTCAATAAAATGATGGCGTTCTGGCGGGTATACCAGAACAAGCCAGCCTCATTTTATGCGGATCTGGTGATTGATCAGGGAGCTCGTCAGCAATACCTGTGTAACTTCATTCCGAACTCGTTCAAGACCAATGAAGTGAATGGCAACCTTTACCGGGTAAATGCACAGCTCGAAGTTGTTCAAAACCAGCCTAACCTTACTGCCGATATCGCTTTGATTAAGGATTGGGAGGTCTAATGGATAACGAATATGCCAAATTCTTTTTCAATCGGAAAGTTGATGTCTATCAATTGGAGTGTATTGAGCTTTCTCATCCTTCTTTTATGAATACATACCGAATAGTCCGTAATGATGACCGAGGTGTTTATGTTCAACATAAGGAGGGATCCGGTCAGGTCTATTATGAATTTTTGCCAGCATCTATTCAAAGATCCGGAATGCTGGGTGATCTGGACCAGACATTAACAGTCTCTATATCTGGTTTAGGTGATGTAATGCCGGATGAGTTTGAACGGGTAATCGAAGGCCAATATCCCGATGTAAAGCCAACAGTAAATTACCGGATTTACAGTTCAGACAATCTGAATTCTCCAATGTTTTATTTACTCGGACTGCAACTCTCCAGTGTTGCAATGAACCATAAAGCTGTGACATTCAAGGCTGAATCACCAAGATTAAATACTGCGAAGACTGGAGATATCTTTTCGCTTGATCGTTTTAGTGGTTTGAAGGGGGCTATATGAAGAGTCACGATCATTTGCTCGATAAGCAATATGACGAGGAACACTACAACTGTGTTCACTTCGCGCATGAAGCTGCAATGGATCTATATGATATTGATCGAGGAGAGGCGCTTGAGTTTTTTATGAAGCCCGTCAAAGAGAAGGTATTTCTGCCATCAAGATTGAAGTTACTAAATCCATTGCCCATGCCCAAGGAAGGCTGCATAGTCGCCTTTCACTCTAGATACCGAAACAAGCCCCCACATGTGGGGCTTTTTCGTTTGGGGCGTATTTTGCATTTGCAGGAATCAGGCGTTTCATGGATGCCAATTCAAGTCGTTCAAGCATTTGGATTTAATCGTGTGAGTTTCTATGATTAAGATTATTTATAAACAAGACCCTTTATCCGAAGACAAAACAATTGAACANGCNGAAACTTTGGGTCAATGGCTTACTTCAAAATATGANNATATGCCTGANCATGTCCGTATTTTNCATACNANAAGNAATATGGATCATGCNGAAATTTCATTTGCGAATGAAGTCACACCGAAGAATGCATATGAATTAAAGCAGCTCGATTTCTTGCCAGGCACTTTCATTGTAATTGAGAATCCCAAGGGTATAGACCCCATAACTCTAGCTTGGATAGCGGTTGCTTCTATAGTTATGGGTGTGGCTGTTGCATTATTAATGCCTGTGCCCTCAATTACCCAAACCAACCAGAATAACAATCAATCCTCGTCTGCAAATAACGAATTATCAAACCGTGAAAATAAAACTCGCGTAAATGGTCGTATCGCAGATATTTATGGTGCCGCTCACGATACCCCTGATCTGATTACTGTGCCTTACAAGGTATATGAAAACAATGTCGAAGTAGAGCATGTTGTTGGTTGTATTGGTCGTGGTCACTATAAAATTAACGGTGCATATGANGGTGAAACCAACATTGTTGATATTGCCGGCGCATCGGTAGAAGTCTTTCGACCNGGTGTNGATATTGTNTCNGGTGAGCCATATTTNTCGCTTGGTACCGAAATTACNACNCCNCCNNTAACNGTTCAGCATCAAACTTCTGTTAATGGCCAAGTTTTACGTCCTGCTGATACACAATCTTTAGAAGGTACGAACTACCTTCATTTTGCATATCCAAACGAGATTCTTCGGGCAACGGCAAACAACACAGATTTAACCACTAAGTTTGTAAGTAATGACCGCGTAGAAATCACGAATGCCTCATTCACGTTTAACGGCCAGACTTATGATTTAAACGGCACTTACAGTGTTCTATCGGTAGCTGATGATCGAATGACGTTATCAAATCCGGCGGCCGTTAATGCTAACTGGTTAAAGCTTAAAGAGTTAAATAACCAA